GCTTGAAATCTTTTCCGATCATGGGCTATATACTCTATATATCCATATCTAGGCTACATATAAATACTATATATAGTAGCTTAACTACATAATACAACAATATGAGGTGTAAATCAAGTTAAATATTTTTAAAAATGTAAGTTGCACAAATTAAAAATTTACGGCTGAATGTCTGAAAATGGGCAAAGAAAAAGTGAAGCTTTGTGGCTCCACTTTTTGATTAGTGTAACATTTCAAAAATTAAATGATCAATTCGTTCCTCCATCTGCTCCCACGTGCAAACCTCGTTTGGAACCGGACCTAAATGAAAAATTGTATAGTCGTTAATTTGTTTTAACTCTTTGTTTACAGTGCCACCAGATCCCGGAAATAGGTCGCCATTTTCTCCGATCAACAAATTATCAATCTGCATTTGAGAAATAACAAGCTTTCTGATATACTTTGACAACTTGTCACCGCTTGGCAGCTTATAATCTCCTTTGCGCTTATCTATCTTCCAAAAGCTGCGCAACTTAATAATTTTTTTAAAGTCTTCGCGCTTCATATCTTCCTTTCTCCCGGCTCTAACCTTGCCGGGCAGGTGTGAATTACTGCTCAAAAGTGGCAAGCGCTGCACAGATACCGGCAGCTTCTTCTTTGTCACATCTACGCTCAAACATGAGCTGGTAATAGTCACTGCTTCGCCATCCCCCATCAAAAAGGGAGACAGCCTCATCCGTTGCCAGTGCGTCAGATTTTACTTGCTGCGCTCTCGCTGTGAACTCATCGTACGGCTTTTCATGGCTTGAATTAGAAATTACATCAACATCAACGCGGCGGCAGTCGTCCGGGTTTCACTCTCTGCTAGACTTGATGCGATATGCTACAGCCTCCGGCACGTCTAAATCTTTAAAAAGCTCATGTCCTGCTGCGCCCATGTGGCTCCAGTTAAACTCAACACGCTCGATATACTGGGCGTCTGTGTAGCGGTCTGGCGTTGCCTTTGTCTCTGCGATCAAGTCACCCATTTCCGGATGATACTCCATCTTCTCAAGCTCCTCTGCTACTTCTTCTATAGTCTTTCCACCCCACTGGTAAGACTCAAACGGGTCTGCATATGGCCAGTTTTTACGAGCTGCTGCCAGAACTGACAGCCCTGTTCCTGGATCAGCTTCAAAACCGCCAAGAACGTTTACAACCTTGCCGCTCTCATCGCGTGTCACTGCCTAGATACCGCCGCCGTTGTCCTCATAAAACTTTGTTGTATACTGCTGATTCTTTGACATATCTTTTTACCTTTGCCCTATGGGGCTTCCTTTCTCTCTTTGTGCCTTTAGTATAACTTAAAAAAGTTACTATGCCAAGCTTTTTTTTGAAAGTTTTTTAAAATTTTTTCTTCTTCGGCCTGGTCTGGCGCATAGTATATAAGATGCTCCGGTTGCATGTGCAAGATGCAGCATATACGGTTAATAGCTTCAAGGCTTATATGTGTATCCCCTGCCTTAATTTTTCGCCATGTATCCTGTGATAAAATGCCGCTTTTCTGCGCTGTGTAGGCTGTAACGCCTGCGGTAGCCAGTGCGCCGGCTACATCAAATTTAAACTTTATCATACTTATAGCACTCTCCTTTCGCGTTTGGTGTATCGCTACATATATATAGTAGCTTTTCCATGGCAAAAAGTCAAGAAAAAATATAACGAAAAAAAGTTATAAAAAGTCTTGACATAACTTTTAAAAGTGATATAATAAGGGTGTAAACAAAAAAGCCGGTTGCACTACCTACCAAGCAAACGCAACCGGCACCAATCAAAAAAAAGAAAGGTAGCTTGATTATACATCAAGCAAAGGAAAAAAACAATGTTATATTCAGAATTAGCAAAAACTTACAGAAAGCTTTTTAAGAAATATCCAAATATTTCTAGTCTCCAGGATTTCGGCGGCAAGATTTTAGAAGAAAAAACAACCTATGCTAAGCGCGGCACGCGTTGGGTTGAAGTGAAAAAAGAAGAAAAAGAAGTATCGGCAACTTATGTTTTTAATGTATTTGATGCAGTACAATTTTTTAAAGACTTAGGCGGATACGAAAAAGTAAGTTGCGGCTATACAAAGGCCGGATATCTTCCAGACGAGTTACTAAGCATCAGCCCTAACAGAACGGAAAAACAGTAAGAAAATATTATTTCATTTAAAAAAATAAGGTGGGCGAAAATGCCCACCTTTTTATTTGCTCCGCGCCTGATCAAGTAAGCGCTGCGTCTGCTCCTGGCCGTATATATCCATAATATCAAGCTGATACCGTGCATCAGCCAAGAGCCTTTGCAGGTCTACCGCTTCCAGGTCTGGCGTCTGGCTCTTGGTTTTCTGGCTGGACGGCTCCGGCTCTGCCACAGGTGCTGCAGGTCCTTCTGCATCTGGTGCCGCTGATCGGATGCTATCGCGGCTGATTTTTTCAGCTATCGCGGCTTTTATGTATCCGTTGACTGATAGGCTT